GATGCCGACATCCTGCCCGCGCCCGCCCCGCAGCCAGAACCGCCCGCCGAGACGGTGCCACAAGCTCTGCTGGTGCCCGACCTGATCGCACTGGGCGTGCCGGAAAAGCTGGCTCCCCTGATGAGCGCAAACAACGTCACACCGGAAGAGCTGCAGGCTGTGGTGGGCAAGCGGGGCTATTTCCCCGAGGATATGCCCATTAAGGATTACCCGGCCGATTTCGTAGAGGGCTGTCTGGTGGCCGCATGGCCCCAGGTGCTCCAGATGGTGCTGGACAGCCGTGACCTGCCGTTTTAACAGGCTCCCTCCCTGAGGGAGCTGGCAAAGCCGTAAGGCTTTGACTGAAGGAGTTACCCTCTCACCGGGCCCGTCCGCCTTGCGGCGGCGCAGCCCCGGAGCTCCCCCGAAGGGGGAGCCAAGAATCAAAGTATCATAAAGGAGAATTACTATGGCTGATATGAACAACACCGCCGACCGCGCCCTGAGCTGGGACGACGAATTTACCAACGAGCAGCAGGAGTTCGTGCTCCTGCCCGAGGGCGATTATGCCTTTGAGGTCATCGGCATGGAACGAGCCCGCTTTGAGGGCAGCGCCAAGCTGCCGCCCTGCTCCATGGCAAAGCTGACCCTGAAGATCTTCGGCGGGGCCAAGGGTGACACCACCGTCACTGACCGGCTCTACCTCCACACCAAGACCCAGGGCCTGCTGGGTGCTTTCTTTGAGAGCATCGGCCAGTGCAAGCGGGGCGAGACCTTCCGCCCCCGCTGGAACGAGGTGGTGGGTGCCCGGGGCTGGTGCCGTCTGGGCATCCGGGAGTACACCAAGCAGAGCGGCCCCAACGTAGGTAAGACCGGCCAGAGCAACGAGGTCACCCGCTTCCTGCCGCCGCCGGAGCCTAAGGCCGCACCCGCTCAGGGCTGGACACAGGGGGCATTCTGATGGCGAACGTCCAATCCCTGCGTCCCTATCAGCAGGCCGCCCGGGACAGCATCCACGCCCAGTGGGAGCAGGGCCGTCTGCGCACGCTGCTGGTGCTGCCCACCGGCACCGGCAAGACCATCGTGTTCGCCTCCGTTGCCGCCGATCAGGTGCGTGCCGGGGATCGGGTGCTCATCCTGGCCCACCGGGGCGAGCTGCTGGAACAGGCGGCAGACAAGCTCCAGCGTTCCACCGGCCTTGTCAGCGCCGTGGAAAAGGCAGAATCCACCTGCCTGAACAGCTGGTTCCGGGTGGTGGTGGGCAGCGTGCAGACCTTGCAGCGCCCCGCCCGACTGGAACGCTTTCCCCGGGACTACTTCGGCACCATCATCATTGACGAGGCCCACCACGCCTGCACAGACGGCTACCGCCGCATCCTGGACTACTTCGAGGGTGCAAAGGTGCTGGGCGTGACCGCAACGCCCGACCGCGGCGACATGCGGAACCTGGGCGAGGTGTTCGACAGCCTGGCCTATGAGTACAAGCTGACCGATGCCATCAAAGAGGGTTATCTGTGCAAGATCATGGCCCAGACCATTCCCCTGCAGCTGGACATCTCCGAAGTTGGCTTCACCAGCGGTGACTATTCGCTGGGGCAGCTGGGCACAGCGCTGGACCCGTATCTGGAACAGATCGCCGCCGAGATGGTACAGCGGTGCAGGGACCGCAAGACGGTGGTGTTCCTGCCCCTCATCAAAACCAGCCAGAAGTTCCGGGATCTGCTCAACGCCAAGGGGTTCCAGGCCGCCGAGGTCAACGGCCAGAGCGCCGACCGCAAGGAAGTGCTGGCCGACTTCGATGCCGGGAAGTACAACGTGCTCTGCAATTCCATGCTGCTCACCGAGGGCTGGGACTGCCCCAGCGTGGACTGTGTGGTGGTGCTGCGGCCCACCAAGGTGCGCAGCCTGTACAGCCAGATGGTGGGGCGCGGCACACGTCTGGCCGAGGGCAAGACCGATCTGCTGCTCCTCGACTTTTTGTGGATGACCGACAAGCACGAGCTCTGCCGCCCGGCAGACCTTGTGTGCGAGGACAGGGCCGTGGCCCGGCAGATGACCGAGAATCTGGCCGAGACCGGGGCTGCGCAGGACATCCAGGAAGCCGCCGCCCAGGCCAGTGAGGACGTGGTGGCCCAGCGGGAAGAGGCCCTTGCAAAACAGCTGGCCGAACAGCGCCGCAAAAAGGCAAAGCTGGTGGACCCGCTCCAATACGAAATGAGCATTCAGGCCGAGGACCTGTCCGGCTATGTACCGGCTTTTGGCTGGGAAGCCGGGCCGCCCACCGAACAGCAGACCACCGCCCTCGAAAAGCTGGGCATTCTGCCGGATGCAGTGGAATCGGCAGGCAAGGCCAGCCTTTTGCTGGACCGGCTGCACAAACGCCGGGACGAAGGCCTCACCACACCAAAACAGATCCGCTGTCTGGAAAAATACGGCTTCCAGCATGTTGGCACATGGAGTTTTGAGCAGGCCAAACACATGATCGACCGCATTGCGGCCCAGGGCTGGCGGGGTGTGCCCAAGGGTGTTACCCCAAGCACCTATACGCCGCCCGCCCCGCCTGAAACACCCGCATGGGATGTATGGTAACGCAGATGAATGATGAGATCGAACTCAAAGAAGCATTGGACTTCATTTCCCCGGCCTCCCTGACTTATGAGGAGTGGACGATGGTGGGCATGGGCCTCAAGGAAGCGGGCCTGCCCGTCACCGTCTGGGAAGCATGGAGCGCCCGGGACGGGGGCCGCTACCACAAGGGTGAGTGTGCCCGGAAGTGGGAGAGCTTCCACGGCAGCACAAAGCCTGTCACCGAGAGCAGCATCTTCCAGCTGGCCTACAGCCACGGATGGAGCGGCCCGGCAGGCCACGCGCTGGATTGGGGCGACGAGCTCACCACCGGCTCCTCCAGAACGGAGGGTCAGCTGGTGGACCCCCGGTGGGTGGAATCCCATGATCTGGCTCTGCCTGAGCAGTGGGATCCAGTTGACCAGCTCCGGCGCTACCTGCAAGCCCTCTTTGAGCAGGACGAACACGTGGCCTATGTGACCGAAAGCTTCATGGCCGACGACCGCCGCCGCCCCACCAGAGGCTGCTGGGACCGCACCGCAGGCCAGCTCATCGCAGAACTGGACACCTGCGGCGGGGACATCGGCAAGGTGGTGGGCGACTGCGACCCCGAGGTGGGCGCGTGGATCTGCTTCAACCCGGTGGACGGCGCGGGCCGCAAGGATGCCAATATCACCGCCTACCGCTACGCTCTGGTGGAATGCGACAACATGGATCTGGGCAGACAGCAGGCCATCATTAAGCAGCTGGAGCTCCCCTGCGCCGCCCTGGTCTACTCCGGCGGCAAGAGCGTTCACGCCATCGTCAAGGTGGATGCCCCGGATTACACCGAATACCGCAAGCGGGTGGATTACCTCTATGCCGCCTGCCAGAAAAACGGCCTGACCCTCGACCAGCAGAACCGCAACCCCAGCCGCCTTTCCCGGATGCCCGGCATCCTGCGCGGCAGCCAGCGGCAGACCCTGCTGGAAACCAACATCGGCAAAAGCTGCTGGGACGAGTGGCGGGACTGGCTGGAAGCTGAGACCGATGAGCTGCCTGAAACCGAAAGTCTGGCTGACGACTGGGACGACCTGCCGCCGCTGGCCGATGCCCTCATCACCGGTGTTCTGCGCAAGGGTCACAAGATGCTGCTGGCAGGCCCCAGCAAGGCGGGCAAGAGCTTCGCCCTCATTGAGCTGTGCATCGCCATTGCCGAGGGCACGCCCTGGCTGGGCCGCTTTTCCTGTGCCCAGGGCAAGGTGCTGTACATCAACCTCGAGCTGGACCGTGCCTCCTGCCTGCACCGCTTCAAGGATGTGTACACTGCCCTCGGCCTGCCCCCGCAGAACCTGCGGAACATTGACATCTGGAACCTGCGCGGTGCTTCCGTCCCCATGGACAAGCTGGCCCCCAAGCTCATCCGCCGGGCGGGTAAGAAAGGCTACACTGCCGTCATCCTGGATCCCATCTACAAGGTCATCACCGGTGACGAGAACAGCGCCGACCAGATGGCAAAGTTCTGCAACCAGTTCGACCTTGTCTGCCGTGCGCTGGACTGTGCCGTGATCTACTGCCACCACCACTCCAAGGGTGCCCAGGGCGGCAAGCGCAGCATGGACCGCGCCAGCGGCTCCGGCGTGTTTGCCCGTGACCCGGATGCCATGCTGGATATGACAGAGCTCACCCCCACCGATGCCATCTTGGAACAGCTCCACAACAAGGCCGCCTGCCGGATGCTCAAGGCCATGCTGGACAAGCGCGGCCATGCCGATGCCTACGGCCCGGACGATGCCCTGAGCAAAAGCCGGATGCTGGCCATTGCCAAAGAACACCTTGGTATGGCCGACTTGCGGGCCATCGATGCCCAGGTCGCAGCCGCCCAGAAAAAAGCAGACAGCATGACCGCCTGGCGCATTGAGGGCACCCTGCGCGAGTTTGCACGCTTCGACCCGGTGAACCTCTGGTTCGACTACCCTGTCCACAAGCCGGACACCGGCCTGCTGGAGGATCTGCAGCCGGACAGCGATTACAAGTCACTGGGTACCCGGGGTGCATCCAAGCGCTGGGGCAATAAGGACAAAGTCAGCAAGGACAAAAAGGCCGAGCTGGACACCGCCTTTGAAGCCTGCATGATGGATGGAAAGGTAACGGTCTACTCCATGGCCGAATATATGGGGCTGAAACCGGATACCATACGCCGTCGTTTGAAAGCGGACGGCGGCTTCTGGATCGACGGCGCGGACATCGGCCGCAAAGAACCCGGCAGCGCAGGATAAATTACAGCCTGCAATATTTCGCTTTACACGCAGTACAAAAACGGTAAAATAGCGGCTATCCCAAATCCGCATCCGCTTACGGATTTCGGAAAATAGCGGCTATTTTTCCGAATCCGGGACGGAAAATAGCCTATATATAATATACAAAATCCGTCCGTGTGTGATGGGGTCTCCCAGAGGATGGGGCGAACACAGCCCCCATCCCTCCGGGGAACCCTCCCCATCACGTTGGCCGAACAAAAAAGAAAGAACGAGGTGAAACGAACGTGCAATTTTTGCCCATTGCTCAATTCTTCCTGCCCATGAAGCCGCCCACCACCACCCACAACGCCAAGGAGCTGCACGCCTACATGAAGGGCGGCAAGCCCTGTGCCGTGCTCCACGACAGCGCCGAACTGAAAGCCGCCCGGGCCAAGCTCCACGCCTACCTGGCACCCCATGCACCCAAAACACCCGTGCCCGCCGGAAAGCCGGTGCGGCTGGTGGTCAAGTGGTGCTTTGCACCCGAGGGCCGCCCGGACGGCAGCTGGCGCACCTCCAAGCCTGACACCGACAATCTGGAAAAGGCCCTCAAGGACGAGATGACCCGCCTGCACTTCTGGCACGATGATGCCCAGGTGTGCAGCGAGATCGTGGAGAAGTTCTGGTCGGATCCCTGCGGAGTGTTCGTGCGTGTGGAGGTGTGGGGATGACGGATTACAAAACGGTCAAGGCATGGTTCCAGCAGTGCCGGGACGGTGCTGCCGCCGTGAAGGCCCAGAAGCAGAAGATCCAGCGCATCCGGGATGCCGCCGAGAAGTGCACCCAGAGTCTGAGTGGAATGCCCGCAGGCGGGAGTTCCGGCGATAAGGTCGGCGATGCCGTTGCCCGGCTGGATGCAGAGGAACGGGAGCTGAAGCAGATGGAGCAGCGCCTTGCACTGCTGAAGATGAACGCCACCTGCAGGGCCTACACTGGGGCCGTAGACCCCGAGACCGTCCGGCAGGGCGACTGCATCCGGATGTTCTACATCGAGAACAGGCACCAGCCCGCCATCGTGGATGCTCTGGGACTGTGCGAAAATTCCGAGGTCTCAAAGATCATCCGCCGGGGCTGTGAGCGGCTGGCTCTGCTCTGGGATACACTGGAATGATTCCATATCACATCCATCCTGCATCCATGTGCAAAACACCCCATTTGTGATATTCTGGGTACAAGCGGAGCCGCGCAAAGCGGTGCGCCGCTTCAAAGCAGCCTCCTGAGTACCTCCATAATGAATTGCTCCTTTTGGACCTTTTGCCGCTTAACAGCATTTTTCTCCTTCTTGTGCTTTGCGGGCTGCTTTCAAAGATCACACTTGCCGTTCCGGCTGTCCCGGGGCGGCTTTTTTGTACCCTGACGACGAGAGAGGTGGTGAGGATGACCGACAAGCAGGCGCGGTTCTGTGAAGAATATATGATCGATCTGAACGCGACCCAGGCGGCCATCCGTGCCGGATACTCCCCAAAGACGGCCAATGAGCAGGCAGCGCGGCTGTTAGCGAATGTTAGTATCCAGAACCGCATCGCACAGCTTCAGGCCGAGCAGAGCCGCCGCACCGGCGTGTCCGCTGACCGGGTGGTGCGAGAGCTGGCCAAGGTGGCGTTCGTCAACGCGGGCGACCTCATCGATGCTAGGACGGCTTCCCTGAAAAGCGATGCCGCACCGGACGATCTGGCTGCTGTGCAGTCGGTCAAGGTCAAGACCTTCGGAGAGGACGGTCTGGAGCAGGAGGTCAAGCTGGCCGACAAGCTGAAAGCCCTGGATCTGTTGGGGCGGCACCTGGGAATGTTCAATGGCGTGTCCGGCGATGCCTCTGATCAGCTGGCCGAGGCCCGCAAGATCCTGGGAGGAGTAGACAGTGTTATCGACTAAGCAGAAAGAATATCTGGCTTCCTGTTCGCACCGGTGGAACCTGAAAGTTGGGGCTACCGGTTCCGGCAAGAGCTGGCTGGACTATGCCGTGGTCATTCCCCAGCGCCTTCTGGCTCTGCGGGGTGAGGGCGCAGCGGTAATGCTGGGCAACACACAGGGCACCATCAGCCGGAACGTTTTGGACCCCATGCGAGAGATCTGGGGCGAGGCCCTTGTGGGAACCATCAGCAGCGACAACACTGCCCGGCTGTTTGGCCGCCGGGTCCACATTCTGGGCGCGGACAGCAAAAAACACGTTGCCCGTATTCAGGGCATGACCATCGAGTACGGTTACGGCGATGAGATGACCACCTGGGATGAAGACGTGTTCCAGATGCTCAAGACCCGCCTGCGCTGTCCTCATTCCCACTTCGACGGCACAGCCAACCCGGACAGTCAGGAGCATTTTCTCAAAAAGTTCATTGATGACCCCGAGGTGGACATCTTCTGCCAGACTTCCACCATCGACGATAACCCATTTCTCCCGCAGGAGTTCGTGGAGCACCTGAAGCATGAGCTGGCCGGGACTGTCTATTACGACCGCTTTATTCTGGGCCACTGGTGCAATGCGTCCGGTCTGGTCTATCCCTTCTTTTCGCTCTGCGCGGATCCTTACCTCTTTCACGGCAGCACAGCTGGCATCGACGGACAGTTCTATGTATCCATCGACTACGGCACCCACAACCCCTGTTCCATGGGCCTGTGGGTTATACATGAAGGAAAGGCCCTGCGTATCAGGGAGAGTTACTTCGACAGCCGCAAACAGCGGGTGCAGCGCACCGACGAGGAGCACTACGCCGAGCTGGAGCGGCTCACAAAGGGCTATTACATTCAGGCTGTGTGCGTAGACCCTTCCGCCGCATCTTTTATCGAGACCATCCGGCGGCACGGCAGGTATCAGGTCATCCCCGCAGACAACGATGTTCTGAACGGCATCCGCTGCGTGGCTTCCCTGATGCAGGCCGGACTTGTCCGGATCCATGAAAGCTGCACCGATTCCCGCCGGGAGTTCGGCCTGTACTCGTGGGACGACAAAGCCAAAGAGGACAGGGTCGTTAAAGAGAACGACCACGCCATGGATGATATCCGCTATTTCTGTTACACGATATTCGCCCCGCTCATCCGCTGGGCAGATTGGAGAGCCAAGTAATGTTTGACAAGCTGCTTTCGTGGCTGCGGGAGAAGGCCCGGCTCTGGTTCGGGGAGGATACCCCGATCAGCGTCAGCGTGTCTGCCCCCATGGAGAGTGCCATCACCCTCTGGGCGCAGATGTATGATACCGGCGGCCCATGGTGTCACGGCGGCAAAGACCCGCTGCACAGTCTTGGCCTGCCCCAGAGCATTGCTGCCGAGCTGGCCCGGCTGACCACGCTGGAAATGGAATGCCTTGTCTCCGGCAGTGCCCGGGCAGACAGCATCAATGAGCTGCTCAAGCCCTTTATTGCCGACTTGCGCATTCCCGTGGAGTACGGCTGCGCCCTGGGCGGGGTGCTGTTCCGGCCCTATCTCGACCCTGCTGGCCACATCCAGATCGATGTGGTGCAGGGGGATTGCTTCTGTCCCACTCGCTTTGACAGCTCCGGACGTATGACCGGGGCTATTTTTTACGATCATCTGGTGCGGGGCGGACGTATCTACACCCGGCTGGAAAACCACGAGTTTTCCAGCGGAAAGTATACAGTCACCGTCAAGGCGTTCCGTTCCATGACAAGCGCTGATATCGGCGTTGAAGTCCCCCTGACTGACGTTGCCGAGTGGGCTGCACTGGCCCCGCATACGGAGTTCACTGGCGTGGACAGGCCGCTGTGGGGCTATTTCAAGGTCCCCAAAGGAAACGCCGCTGACCGGCACTCCCCGCTGGGTGTCAGCGTGTACGCTCCGGCAGTAGACATCATCCGGGATGCAGATGAACAGTATGGTGCACTGCTCTGGGAGTACAACGGCGGCCAGCTGGCCCTCGATGTAGACCAGACTGCCCTGCGCCCGGGTCCTGACGGTAGTTCCACGATACCTCTGCGGGAACAGCGGCTCTACCGCAACTGGATCAATGGCAGCGTCTCCGGCGGTCGGAACCTTTACGAGGTGTTTGCACCCGCCCTGCGGGATGAGAGCTACCGCAAAGGGCTGGATTCCATGCTCAAGCGTATCGAATTTCAGTGCGGCCTTGCCTACGGTACCCTGTCTGACCCGCAGAACGTGGACAAGACCGCCGAGGAGATCCGCTCCAGCAAGCAGCGCAGCTATACCACCGTCAAAGACCTGCAACGGGCCCTCGGCACAGCCATCACTGATCTGGTCTATGCCGTGAACATCCTGCTGGATGCCGCATGGCGCAGCGGCGCGGCGGTTCCCCTGCCGGGCGAGTGCACTGTGACCTTCGATTTCGATGATTCCATCATCTCAGATCCCAAGGAGCGCAAACAGATGTTCTGGGGATACGTTACCGCCGGGAAGTTCCCATTCTGGCGGTATCTGGTGGAGTTTGAGGGATACAGCGAGGACGAAGCCCGCAAGCTGGCGCAGGAAGCCGCTGACGAGAACAAGCAGCCTGAGCTGAGCTTCGGCGGGGGCGGCTGATGCTGGCCCCGGACTATCTCGACCACGCACCCGACCGGCTTGTGCTGCTCTGGCAGCAGGTCGAGGACGATATCCTGCGGGACGTGGCCCGGCGCATCTCCAAAATGGACACCCTGACCCCCACGGCCCACTGGCAGCTATGGCGATACCAGCAGGTGGAAGCTGTCCGGCAGGACGTGGTAAAGAAGCTGGCCCGCTACACCGGCAAGAGTGAAGCCGAGATCCGGCGGCTCATGCAGGAAGCGGCCACCCGGGCCATGGAAGCCGAGGACGAGATCTATTATCACTACGGCAAGGAGCCCACGCCTTTTGCCGACAATGCCACCCTGCAGGCCCTACTCAATGCGGGTTACCAGCAGACGGCGGGGACCTTCCACAACTTGACTGCCACCACGGCCAACACCGTCAGCGGCCAGTTTGAAGCCGCCCTCGACCGCGCCCATCTCAAGGTGAGCAGCGGTGCGTTCGACTACAAGAGCGCCATCAAGAGCGCGGTGGACAGTCTGGCCGACACCATGAAGTACGTCACCTACCCCACCGGCCACACCGACACACTGGAAGTAGCCGCCCGCCGGGCGGTGCTGACTGGCGTGAACCAGACCGGTGCAAAGCTGCAGGTGGCCCGGGCCGATGAGATGGGGGTTGAGTTCTTCGAGACCACGGCCCACGGCGGGGCCCGCCCTTCCCACGCTGAGTGGCAGGGCAGGCAGTTCCACCGGGACGGCGCTGTGGACTACATGGGCAAACATTACCCGGACTTCGAGACCGCCACCGGCTACGGCACCGGCGCAGGGCTTTGCGGCTGGAACTGCCGTCATACCTTCTTTGCCATCTTCCCTGAGCTGGGTGCACCGCCTGCATGGACGCAGGAGAGCCTGGAAGCCCTGAACGCCCGGGACATCGAGTACAACGGCGGCAGATACACCCGGTACGAGATCAGCCAGATGCAGCGGGCCCGGGAGCGCACCGTGCGCAAGTACAAGCGCCGGTATCTGGCTGAGGATGCCGCCGGGGCCGACACCACCGCCAGCGCAGTGAAGCTCCGGCAGGCCCGTCAGGAGCTGACTGACTTTATCAGCGCCACCGGTGGCAGGGCCGACAGTGCCCGTACCAGCGTGGCAGGCTTTGGTAGGAGCGCCAGCAGTAAGGCAAGCTGGGCGGCGAAACGGCAAGAGCAACTGGATGCCGTTAACAACGATTTGACGGCGTTGCGTCAATCTGGTAAAATCAAATTGACCGGAACTGCTGTTACCCCTCCTGCGTTGCCAAACACCCTAAGTTTTGAGGGCCACGCTATCGAGCAAATGGGAAAACGGCAGATCAGCCTTGCGCAGGCCAATGAAATTGCTGAACACGCCATTCTCGCAATCAGCCAGCGCAACGGTACACAGCACGCTTATTATTCTGAAAAAGGTTTCATTGTCATCCGGCAAGATGGTTCTATCGGTACGGTAGGCTGGCTGGACGATGCTGGGAAACAAATCGTCGAGGTGATGAAACAGCATGGCTTTTAATACAACTCCGATTTCTGACCCGCAGGTTTTCTGCCCGATTTTTAACCACAAAATCGCAGACGGCCTTTGCTGGGATATTTCAAACATCGGCAACGACAGCCTGATGCTACCGCCTGAAAAGACCCCGCCTTGCAGTTGGGAGAAAGCCCGCCAAATTTGTCTCAAGTGTCCTGTCTATGAAGAAATGGGACAGTAACAACCAAATATCGTCAGCGTCTTTGCCCAGCCGGGCAGGGGCGCTTTTTTCATGCCGTCTTAGCTCATTCTGGAAGAGCGCCGGTCTCCAAAACCGGAAGCGGGAGGTTCGATGCCTCCAGACGGTGCCATCGCAGAGGGCAGTGCGTACCCTGCCCGGGATCCATGCGGAAGGCAAACCGCGTTACAAAACCGAACGGATTCGATTTTTCATATTGACCAGAAAGGAGCACTCAACATTGAAACGTGAAGATGTGAGTAAGATCATCCCCGGCATCACGCAGGAACAGCTGGACAGCATTATGAACCTGCACGGTGCTGACATCACGGCAAAGGCCAACGAGATTACGACCCTCAAGGCCGAAAAGACCACCCTGACCGAGCAGCTGAACACTGCAAACGGCAAGCTGGAGGGCTACGACCCCGAGTGGAAGGCTAAGGCAGAACAAGCCAAGACTGACGCTGCCAGCCAGGTAGCCGCCCTCGAAAAGGGCTATGCACTGGAACGCAAGGCCGCTGGGTTGAAGTTTTCCAGCGAGAGCGCCCGCAAGGCATTCCTTTCCGAGGCAAAGGCCCAGAATTTTGCTATGAAGGACGGCGAGATCCTGGGCTTTGATGACTATGTCAAGACCTTCAAGGCCGCAGACCCCAGCGCCATTCTGCCGGACGGCGGTATGGTACAGTTTTCTACATCCGCACCTGGCGGCAACCGCCAGCCCGCAAACGCACATGAGGCCGCAAATGCTGCATTCCGCGCAGCATTCGGCCAGAAAGGTTGATTATTATGGCTATTGATGCAATCGCCCGCAATAAGGCTGAGGCCCTGATCCGGGAGCAGCTGGTGAACACCATCCAGCAGGATGTGCCCAAGAGCTCCATCGTGATGCAGCTGGGCACCCGCCTTGCCAACATGACCTCCAACCAGACCAAGATCCCCGTGCTGTCCATGCTGCCTCTGGCATACTGGGTCAACGGTGACACCGGCATGAAGAAAACCAGCAAGCAGGAATGGGACAACGTCTACATGACCGCCGCAGAGCTGGCTGTCATCGTTCCTGTGCCCGAGGCCGTTCTGGCAGATTCCTCCTTTGACATCATGGGCGAGGTACAGCCCCGCGTCCGTGAGGCCATGGGCGCAAAGATCGACAACGCCATCCTGTTTGGCGGTGACCGTCCCACCGAGTGGACGACCGACGTGCTGACCCTTGCCGCAAAGAACAAGGTCACCGGCCCCATCGACTACACCAAGCTGCTGGGCAAGGATGGTCTGTTCTCCAAGGTCGAAGCTGGCGGCTTCGGCGTTGATGCCGTGGTGGGCGACCTGACCGCCAAGGCAGAGCTGCGCGGCCTGCTGGATACCAATGGCCGCCCGCTGTTCCGCTCTGATATGCAGGGTGCAACCACCTACGCGCTGGACGGTGCGCCCATGTACTTCCCCGAGAACGGCGGCTTCGACGCTTCCAAGGCACAGCTGATCGCAGGCAACTTCAAGAAGCTGGTGTACTCCATCCGTCAGGATGTCACCGTGAAGCTGCTGGATCAAGGCGTGATTCAGGATCCCTCCACCAAGGAGATCGTCTACAATCTGGCCCAGCAGGATATGGTGGCCCTGCGCGTTGTGATGCGTATGGGCTGGGCACTGCCCAACCCCGCCACCCGCATGAACGCCGACCGCTCCAAGGTTCCGTTCGCATTCCTGACCGCTGCGGCTGTCGCAGCATAAGGAGGCCTCCATGCTTTACTGCACCTACGAACAGTACCAGACAGCGGGCGGTACGCTGGACGAGGCTGCCTTTGACACGCTGTGCGCCCGGGCTTCCCGGCTCATCGACCGGCACACCTTTGGCCGGGCAGAGCCACACGCCAGGGCCTGTGCCGGGTGCGCCGCCCTGTTGGCCGATGCCTGCGTCCAGATCATCGATGCCATGAGCGCCGCACAGAGCGCCTGTGCCGTGCCCGGGGCTTCCAGCGTGTCCAACGATGGCTACTCTGTCACCTTCGCCAGCGGGGCGCTTTCTGAGCGGCTTGCAGCGGAAGCGCGTGGCATCCTCTCCAACGCGCTGGGTAATGACCCCCACGGTCTGCTGTATCGGGGGTGTTTCTGATGCAGTGCAGCGTTACCGTTGTGAACCTCATCCACGACACCGCCACCGAGATTGACCGGCCTGTCTGCCATGTCATCCCCGGGTGCAGCTGGCGGGAGAAGCTGGACACCTCCGGCGGCGACCCCCAGCGGACGGTGCACATCCGGCTGCCCCCTGCGGCGGGCTACCTGCCCTATTTCCAGTGGGCAAAGCTCCCGCCCGGGGAAAAGGCGGCACACTGGACGCTCAAGCGGGGCGGCAAGCTCATCTGCGGCGCTGTCCGCAGCCTGACTGAGGCCGAGTATGCCGCCCTCGAGAAAACGCACATCTGCTGCACGGTGGCGGCGGTCTCCGACAACCGGGAACCGCTGCTGCCGCATTTTCATGTAGAGGGGAGCTGAGGAAATGAGTGCACCCGTTATTGACCTGAAGCTCAGGTTCCGGCCCGGCTTTCAGGCCGAGATGGACAAGGGCTTCCAGAAGGTTCAGTATGCGTTCTCCCAGCAGGTGGCTAAAGCTGTGGACCCTTATGTACCCTTTGACACCGGCACGCTGAAGAACAGCGTGAATCAGGCATCCGACTTCAAAGGCGGCAAGCTGGTCTATAACACCCCGTATGCCCGGCGGCAGTATTACCTGCACACGCAGGGGCAGGGGCTGCATGGGGAGAACCACCTGCGCGGTTCCTACTGGGGCCAGCGGGCAATTGCTGACCACAAAGACGAACTGATCCAGTTCGCCAAAAACGCCGCCAGGAAAGAGCTGGGAGGTGGAACGTAATGCCCAAAGCGTCCATTACGGCCCTGCGGGACTGGCTCAAGACCTGTCCACTCATTGCCGAGGAGCAGGATGCCACCGGTGCGGCCTTCCGCATTGCCGGACTGGAAGAGGAAGCCACCGCTTTTTCCATTGAGGACAGCCCCACCGACCCCATTGTGGAAAGTTACATCTCCGGGCGGGATCTGGCGAAGAACTACCTCTTCCTGTCCCGAAGGGAGTTCGGGGAGACCGATGTGCTCACCATTGAGAACAGCGGCTTCTTTGAACAGCTGGCCGACTGGGTAATGGAACAAAATGACTGCGGCATCCTGCCTGATCTGAGCAAATGCGGGCACGGCAAGGAAGCCCAGAGCATTGAAGTCACCTCCACCGGCTACATCGTCACCGACGGCTCCGGAAGCTGCAAAATGCAGATGCAGCTCCGGCTCGTCTACTATCAACCCAAACTTTGAAAGGAGACCATCCTATGACTGTTTCCGAAACCCTGGCCGCGCTCAAGACCAAGAAGGGCATCGTGCCCAGCGCGGACTACACCGGCACCGAAAAGGCCGATGATTTCATCTTTGCGATCCAGACCGATGCCTCCACCCAGACCAAGGAGAGCGACTGGATCGTGTTTGCAGAGCGTGTCAAGGAGCACTCTGGTGCACTGAACGCTTCCACCGAGGACGTGCCCTATATCCGCGCAGGCACTGTCACCGAGAAGGGTGAGACCCAGCGCACCTTCTCCCTGAACGGAAACCGCTGCGTGGGCGACCCTGCGCAGGATTTCCTGCTCTCCCACAGGATTAAGTTCGGCTCCGGCACTGAGGTGGTTTTCCCCTATATCTACTTCAGCGCAAAGACCGGCAAGGGCGAGAAGGGCGCAGCTGCCTTTATTGTCACTGCCGATGCCAGCGGCTCCGCCAACAACTCCGCAGGTTTTGCCTGCGACGTGAAGGGCGTAGGTGTTCCGGCTGAGTTCAACTACCTGACCGTAGCCGCAGGCTAACCCGATTTTCAATGATCCATACTGCCCTCGTTCCCGGTGAACGGGGGCCCTTTTTGTAACAGGAGGATTCCCCATGACCATCAACGGCATTGAATTTGATTTTTCCACCCTGAACGCCAACGACGTGGATCGGATGCTGGCCGCACAGACCCGGCAGCAGGAACGTGCCCGGACGGAGGGCAGCCGCTACACCCCCGAGAGTGATTACCCTGCCTGGCTGCGCTTCCAGTGCCGCATCTTTATGGACTACCTGGACGAGGTTCTGGGCGAGGGTGCTTCTGAGAAGCTGGGGCTGGACGGCAGCAACTTCAACGCCTGCCTGACGGTCAGCAAGACCTTTGCCGAGGCCATGGCCGCAGAAAAGGCCAGTGTCAGCGCGCTGATTCACCCCGCCGAGGAGCGTGCACAGGTTTCGGCAGCGCAGGCCATCCCCGCCCCCATGAACCGTGAGCAGCGCCGGGCCGCAGTCAAGGCACATCCCGCCGTGGTGGATTTCCGGGCACAGGAAGCGGCAAAAGCCGCCCGCCGTGCCCAGCTGAAGGCAGAGCTTGAGGCACTGGACAATGCATGACCTGCTGACGGACACCCTGCCCACCGAGTGGGAGGGCCGCGCCATCGACCCTGACTTCCGGCCCATGATCTGGCTGCTGATCCGCACCCGCCGCGCCAAAACCGACGAGGACAGCGCCCGGATGATTTGTGAAGCCGTTCAGCGGTTCTTTGTAGAGCCGGTGCCCGGAGTGCAGTACCAGGAAGCCTTTGAATCTCTGGTGCGCTTCTGCCAGGGCGGCGGCCCCGAGGACGAGGAGCGCACCGGGACTGGCAGCAGCAGCGACCCACAGGACGAGCCTGTGCTGGACTACCGGTGCGATTCCGACTACATCGTGGGGGCCTTTCAGCAGGCCTACGGCATCGACCTGACCGCCGACAAGGTACACTGGTGGCGCTTCAAAGCACTGCTTCATGCCCTGCCGCCGGAAACGCCGCTGGGCAAGATCGTGGAGATCCGGGGCAAGGACACCTCCTGCATGGACAGGGCCGACCGGGACTACTACGAGACCCTGAAAGAGCGCTTTGCCCTGCCGGATGGACTGAAGGGGGTGAAGCGGAACGAGACCCTGCAAGAGCACGAGGACGCTTTCCTCGACCGCTTCGGTTGATTCCCGCGCCCCGGTGCCCTGCCCCTTCTGCGGCAGAGCGCTGCCCGTGTGGGCGGCTCCCGAGGCCTGCGCCCACGGTTTGTGGGTAAAATGCAAAAACCCCGCATGTAAGCGGGAGGTAGAAATCAAGTTATAGCAGCCTGTGCCCCTGTGCCCGCGCTCCGAATGAGAGGTGGACACAGTGGCATTTGATTTTAGCGTTACCGGCAACACCAAGTTGGACACCAGCGGCTTCACGCAGGGTGTCAGCAGCATGACCGTCGCCGCCGGAACGCTGATCGCAGACCTGGTAAAGACGGCTAGCAGCCAGCTGACGAATCTTGCCCAGAGCGCGATCCGGAACGGCTCCGTCTACGAGACATCTCTTGCCAAAGTCGGGACCATCGCCGATCTTGGCAAGCTTTCGATCCAGAAGCTGGGCAGTCAGATCACGGACATGTCCAACACCATGGGCATTGCGGCCACGGATATTGCCGAGGCTACCTACCAGGCCATCAGCGCCGGGCAGGACACGGCCAACGCTGTGGAATTTGCAGGCCAGGCAGCGAAACTGGCAACCGCCGGTTTTACCTCCACGACCTCCGCCGTGGATATCCTGACCACTGCCCTGAACGCCTACGGCTTGAGCGCCGACCAGGCGACCCACGTTTCGGATGTGCTGCTGACCACCCAGAACCTGGGCAAAACCAGCGTGGACGAGCTTTCTTCCAGCATGGGCAAAGTCATTCCGCTGGCCGCAGCTTACAACGTCAGCGTGGAAAACCTGTCCAGCGGTCTGGCCGTGATGACCGCAAACGGCATTGCCACCGCTGAGGCTACCACCTACACCAAATCCATGCTGAACGAGCTGGGCGACACCGGGTCCAGCGTCGGCAAGATTTTACAGCAGCAGACCGGCAAGAGCTTTGCCCAGCTGAACGCCGAGGGTAAAAGTCTGGGCGATGTGCTGCAGATCCTCTACGACAGCGTAGGTGGTGACAGCACCGCCTTTGCCGGGCTATGGTCCAGCGTGGAGGCTGGAACCGGCGCTCTTTCGCTGGCATCGGGCGGCGCGGACAAATTCAACGGCGTGCTGGCCCAGATGGTGGACAGTGCAGGAGCGACCGACACCGCCTACCAGACCATGACTGACACCTTCCAGCACAGCATGGAAAGCCTCCAGACAACGGCAGAGAACCTGAGCATTGACCTGTTCGAGGCCATGGAGCCGGGCCTGATGGAAGCCGCCAACTGGGGCACCGACTGCCTGAATACCCTGACGAGCGCTCTGAATGAGGGCGGCCCGGCAGCCATGCTGGACGCAGCCAGCGGCATTCTGGAAAATCTGACCGCAGGTGTTGTTCAGAAGATTCCCGGGCTGGCATCGGCAGCAACACAGGTCACCACCAAGCTGGTGCAGTATCTGGCTGACCATCAGGACGAGATCTTCGATGCAGGCATCCAGCTGCTGGAACAGCTCATCATCGGCATCACCGACAACCTGCCCCAGCTGATCACAGCAGCAGCGGAATTGATTGCAAAGTTCTCTGCCGCGCTGATCTCCCATCTGCCCGACCTTCTGAACTGCGGTGCGGCTCTTCTGACCACACTGGTAGACGGCATTCTCCGCAGCATTGAGAATCTGGGCGAAGCTGCCCTTGCCTGCATCGCCAAGCTGACCGGCGTGTGGGACGGCAGTATGGATGATTGGGGCCACATCGGCGAGAACATCGTCACTGGCCTGCTGAACGGCATCACTGGGATGTGGGACACGCTGGTGTCCACAGTCAAGGGCAAAGTCAACGGCATGGTGAGCACCGTCAAGAACGTGCTGGGCATCCACTCGCCCTCGAAGGCGTTCACTGAGATCGGCGAGAATGTCACGCAGGGCCTTGTCAATGGCATCAACACCGGTGCCCCAGCAGCAGAGCAGGCCATCCAGAACATCGCCCAGACCCTCAGCGACTACGGCCCGGATTTTGCCACCGTAGGGGCCACCATCACAGAGCAGTTCCGCACCAAGCTCACCGAGGGCTGGGCGCAGATTCAGTCTGACATCCAGACGGATGCGCTGGGGGCCATCGAGACGCTGGCAACGGCCCTCAAGGATGGCGACCTCGAGAGCCTGGGTCTGTGGGCGGCCAGCTACTTCTGGCAGGCCTGCACCAAGGAGCAGCAGACCCAGATTCAGGCCGTAGCCATGGGGGCCCTGAACCAGCTGGGCAGCGCCCTTTCCGGCGTGTTCGGGAACCTGAGCCAAATGGCCATGGGTCTGGTGGCGCAGTTCGTGCCCGCCGCAGCCAGCGCAACCACGAGCCAGATTGCCCTAAACACCGCCATGGACGCAAACCCCATCCTCTTCGTCATCTCCCTCATCGGGATGCTGGTGGGTGCCCTGCTGAACTTCTCCGGCAAAAACAAGGATGTGGCCAACGCTTTCCAGAATGTCTGGGCGGGCGTTGAGGACTTTATGAGCTACATCTTCGAGGGCCTGATGCGCATCGTGGCGGCGGGCATCGAGGGCTTTGTCATCCTCATCAACGGCCTGATCGCGGCCTATAACAGTGTCGCGTGGCTCTATGGCGGCACCATAGACTACATCAGCAACCCCGCCTGGGACTACGCCGACAAGATCGCTGCCGACCGCAAGGCCCGGCAGGAGGCGCGGAAAAAGCAGCAGGAAGCTGCCAACAACCCCAGCAGCTCCGGCACTTCCACCAACTCCCAGAAGGTCATCGAGAGCATGACCGACACCAGCAAGACCACCACTGCAGACGGCAGCACCGTGACCACCAAAGTGCTCACCGAAAAGCTGCAGGATGAGACCGGCAAGATCACCCAGCGGGTGACCAAGACCGTCACCGAGGCAGGTACCAAGCTGGTGGACGGCGTGGAGCGCTCCTACAAGACCGTGACCACCTATGTGGACGGTCTCCGGACAAAGGTGGAACGCAGTCTGGATGACATCACCAAGACCACCACAGGCACAAAACCTGGCTCCACCACGCCGACGGCCCCCACCCCGGACAAAGACCTGACCGACGCTGTGGAGGCCAACACCGAGGCTCTGCTGGCCGCAAACAGCAAGTTGGCCGAGATGGTGCGGCAGGCCAACACGCTGGTGTTGTCTGACAACATGGCCATCAGCCGGTCTGTGGCCGCATCCGGCACGGCACAGGTGGCCGCAGCCGCCAACCAGTACCACCGGGAGGGCGACACCAACATCATCCAAAATATCTACTCCAAGGCCCAGACGGCGGCAGACCTTCAGCGGGAAGCACGCTGGGAAGCCGACCGGGCCAAGGCCCAGAAACGATGAAAGGAGGGCACCGAGATGCCGTTCAGAAAAGACCATTTGCAGCTGGTCACGGATGCCGGGGCCACTCTCGACATCGGGTGGGGCTACGGCACACCCTACTCCCTCGACCCCATCAACGGCGTGGACGTGGACGTGCAGACCGCCCAGGGCGTGAACCAGGTGGGCGTGAGCGTGGAGCGCCAGAGCGTGGCCGGGGTGAGCCGTAAGCTCATCATCCACTGCCACAGCCCCCACGGCGACGCGGATGCCGCCCAGCTGCTGGAAAAGCTGCCCTACTTCACCAGCGGCACCATGTACTTCGAGGATAGATTCTTCTGCCGTTTTGTGCTTTCCAAGACCCCCTACACAAAGAGCATCCACCCCTACCCGGTGTTGGCCTTCATGCTCTTCTGCCCGAAACCCTTCTGGTACAACTTGCAGGCTCAAAGCTTCTGCATCAACGGCTTTGTGCCCAGCTTCAGGCTACCCATCAATTACTCCAAGCCCCATCGGTTCGGCGTGCGCACTTCAATCGGCTGGCTGAATGCCTATAACCCGGGGGCACTGAGCGTGCCCTTCACGGCCACCCTCAAGAGCGACGGCACTGTGGTCAACCCCACCGTGCTGAACATCATCACGGGCCAGAGCATCCGCATCCTGACCACCCTGACCCCCGGGCAGGTCATCGAGATCTACCGCACCACCACCGACAAGCTGGCAGTCAAGCGGACGGAGGACGGCACGGAGGAAAACATCTTCTCCCTGCTGGATGAGGACAGCGACCTGCTGGAGCTGGCCCCGGGAGACAACTTACTCAAGGCCACCGCCGACAGCGGCGAGACCAGCCTGCAGGTGACAGTGCGCTTCTATCCCATGGTGAGCGGTATTCTGCCGGAGGTGATCTCGTGACACTGGACGTTTTGGATGAACTGACCCTCGCCCGGCTGGGCCGGGTGGAGGTGTGGGTAAGCCTTTACTGGGACGAGCCCTACAACACCGAGGGAAGCATGACGCTGGAAGTCAGACCCACCGAGGAGAACCTCGCCCTGCTCCGGGAGGGCCGCTGGCTGCGCCGCAGTGACAGCGATGTGCCCATGCGCATCTGCCACCGGAGCAACGAGAACACCGACAGCAATCTGGTGGTCACCGGCTTCCCGGGGACGTGGATCTTCACAAAGCGAGCCGGTACCGCCATCGTGAAGAACGAGAACGCCGAAGCCGCCATGCGCAGACTGGTCAGTGCAATGCAGCCGTGGCCCAAACTGGAGCTGGGTGCTGCTGTGGGCTTCGACACCACCTACACTGCACAGACCTCCGGCGGCAGCATCATGGACTACCTGATGACCATCGGCGCTGCTTGTGATCTGGGCTTCCGGGTGCGGCTGGCAGGCAAGAACGCAGACAAAAAGCTGCTGTTCGAGGTCTACCGGCCCACCGCTGACCCAAACAACAGGTTCAGCACAAAGTGGGGCAACCTGCAGCAGGCCGCGTGGGCCTTTGGCGACAGCGACTACGCCAACGTTGCCGTGGTGCAGGGTGCTGGCGAGGGCGAGGCCCGCGCCACCGTCACCGTGGGCCTGACGGATGCCACCGGTGCCAACCGACGGGAGCTTTACGTCGATGCCCGGGACGTGCAGCCGGACGAGGAAAAGGGTGAGTCCAGCAAGAGCCAAGCCTACCTCGAGCGGCTCATGGCCCGAGGCACCAACAAGCTGCTGGAACAGCTCCGCACCGGAAGCATCGAGCTGACCATCGATGCCGAAGGGCTCTCCCCCGGGGATGTGGCCTACTGCACCATCCCGGAGCTGGGCTACAAGGCCACCGTCCGGGTGGCCGATGTCATCACCCAAAGCCAGAGCGACAGCACCACCCGCACCGTGCGGCTGGGTACGCCGGTCTGGCGCAAGCTGTAGTAAGGAGATGATCTTTTGAGCAAAATCGTTTTATACCCTGCAAACGGGTTCGACTTCGATGCCGCAGACGTGGCGGCCTACCTTGCGGCCCGCGCCTCGGGTGTGTTCAGCTCCGCTGAGGACTTCCCGGTGACAGCCGCAGGCGGACTGAAGATCACCGTTGGGGCGGGCCGTGGCTGGGTGCACCCCAGCCGCTTCACCGGTTACTCCATCACCAAGCGGGAGGCCGACACCCTGACCATGCCACTGGCCGACCCGTCTCTCCCCCGCATCGACCGCATCGTCATGCGCTATGATGCCGGTGCCAGAGCCGCCAGCCTGCAGGTGCTGCAGGGCACGGCATCCAGCACACCCACGGCCCCCGCCATCTCCCGCACCGAGCTGATCTACGACCTCTGCCTTGCCGAGATCACCCGCCCGGCAGCGGCTACCAGCATCACCACGGGCCAGATCACCGACACCCGGCTGGACGAGGCGCTCTGCGGCATCGTGCGGGACGGTGTGACCGGCATCCCCACCGACGAGCTGCTGGCCGCTGCCAAGGAGCGCATCAACGCACTGGAGGAGACGGCCAGCGCCGCCGCCAAAGAGGCCGCCGCCAGTAAGACCGCAGCGGCACAGTCGGAGGCCAACGCCGAGACGTACAAAGAGGCCGCTGCCACGTCGGAAAGCAGC